ATGGCTTCAGAGTTGAAAATCGAGTCGGCGGTCCGTATTTCGAACCTCACAATTCGCAAAGCAGGGATGAGCTTCAAGGTTTCCGTCCCCCCATTCTGGGTGACCAATGAGGGTATGAGGGAAGGCGACAGCCTCGAGGCCTTTATCGATGTGAACGGGGCCCTGATTCTTTGTCCCGTCAAGACCGAGGGCCGGCCATGAGTTCCGTTCAGATCTTCCGGAAGGGGTCTTGGAAACTCAGGACCCTCGAGGTGAACGGTGACCCTTGGTTCGTTGCCAAGGATGTGGCCGAGGCTTTGGGGTACTCGAACCCCCAGAAGGCCGTCCGTGACCACTGCAAACGGCCGAAGCCGGCGGGGGTGAACGTTTCGTTCACCCCCCTGGATCCGCAGACCACGATCATCAGCGAGCCGGACTTGTATCGGCTCGTGGTCAAGTCTGAGATGCCCGAGGCCGTCGCCTTTGAGGCTTGGATCTTCGAGGAGTTGATCCCGAACGTCCGCCGCAACGGAACCTTTGTCGCCCCGGGGGCCCTGGCCGGAATGACCCGCCTCCCCCGGACTCTCTCCGGGGCCCTGATCGCCGAGTTTCGGAAGATGTTCGGCGACGAAGGCGCCCGCCGCAGGGTCGACTACCTGATCGGCTTCCCCTCGACCCCGCCGTCGGTCCCCGCCCCCGCCTCCACCAGGCCCCAGGTCGCCGGGCCAGCCGGCCCCGATGCGTCCGACGACTCTGTCCGCCACCAGATCTCCGAACTCGTCTCGAAGTACGCCAAGTCCTTCGGGGGCGCCGACTTTCAGGCGACGTGGATCCGTCTCTATAGGGAATTCGGCTCTCGCCACGGGATCAACGTCTATGAAGCCGCCCGGCCCATGAAGCTCGAGCCGCTCGACTTCCTCGAGAAGGAAGGAAAGCTACCGGAGCTCTACGCCGTGGCCATTCTGATCTTCGGGAAGGGGGTGGCTTGATGGGCGCCCGTCAGACTCTCGAGGCCGTCCTCTTCATCCTCGCCGGAGTTCTGGTCTGCCTCGTGTTGGCGGTGACCAGCGCCCTCGAGGCCGCCGACCAGGCCCAGCAGCTCGACGCGGCCCGGGGCTGGTGGGTTGTCGTCGACGACTACGCCTCCCCCCGGCTCTTCGCCCGCTACCGCTATGAGAACCACCAGACCGTTCCCGTGATCCTCCAGGACTGGGTCGAGAACCCCCGGGAGGCCCACCGCTACGCCAACATGGTTTCGGCCATGGACGACGCCCAGGACATCGGCGGCCGGCCGGTCCCCCTCAAGGAGGTAATCCGGTGATCACCGCCAGCGAAGCCGTCCAGAAGTACGGACGCTACACGGCCTTCTACTGCGCCGCCGGGGCCCTTGGCCTGGTTCGGGTGATCAAGCTCAAGCCCGTCACGTTCGAAGAGGCCGAGTTTGAGGCCTGGATTGGTCGAATCGGCCGGGACGACCTCCGCAAGATCTTGGTCTACCTGAAGACCCCTAAGAACAAGTCGGCCAAACCCCACACGGAAGAGACCCCGGCGTTGCCGGCCCCGGTTCGAAGACGCGGGAGACCCCCGAAGTCTGGAGCCCTCTACAGCTCGACAGCCGGGAGCAGACCGGCAAAAGACCACGGAAACCGCAAAAACCACGACCAGGAGGTGATGCCTTGATGTTGACCCCGGCCCAGGCGGCCAAGGACCCCGAGCTGAAGCTGGGCCGGTCCGCGCGGACGATCCGGGAAATGTGCAGCCGGGGAGAGCTCCCCTGCTACGAGGACGCCGGCGGCTACCTGCTCGACCGGGACGAAGTGATTGCCTTTCGCAAGGCCCAGAAGAAGGGGCCCGCGAACCAGGCCTGAGGCCCCCGTTGGAGGCCTGAAAAAGAAAGGACCCGGCTGCCACCGGGTCCGAACGAAGGAAAAAGCTCATGGAACAAGCTCTTATGCAACGAATCTACGCCGGGGCCCCGCCCATGTCAACGCCCGAAGAGGCCATGAGGGCCTCTTTCCTGCGGCTTTCGATCGGGATCAAGGTCCCCGGGGCCCTCGACACCGGCCTGAACTACCGCCCCGGGATGACCTACGACGAATTCCGGTCGGCCAACCAGGCGGCCACCTGATGGGCATCCGCTTCTGCGACAAGCACGGGTCCCCGACCAGCTACGTCATCTACGACAACAAGGAGCACCCGGACGGGTGCCCCGAATGCAAAACCGCCGCCGAGCGAAGGCGGGCCGCGGAACGCGAGTACCAGGCCCAGGAGAGAGAACGGGAGGACAAACAGACATGACCACTTCGAAACGAACCCGAGCCATCTTTCGGGCCCTGGTCCGGTGCCAGGGGATGATTCCGGCCGCGGTGAAGAGCTCGTACAACCCCGAGTTCAACAAGCCCTACGCGGACCTCTCGGCCACCCTGGAGGCGATCCGCAAGCCCATGCAGGCCTCGGGCCTCGCCCTGACCATCGGGGTCCAGTTCGGCAACGGGGTGATCACCCTCGACGCCTTCCTGGTCCACCAGTCGGGCCAGTTCATCCACTTCGACCCGTTCCACGTGCTGCTGACCAAGAAGGACGCGCAGGGGCAGGGGGGCGCCATCACCTACGGCCGCCGGTTCCTGGTCAAAGCAATCCTCGGGGTGGCCGACGAGGACGACGACGGCACCACTGCCACCGGGAAGGCCCCGGCCGACCCGACCCCTCCGACCCCCGAGACCCCGGCGCCAGCCCCCCAGGCCCAGCCGGTCGAACCCCCCGCCCACTGGGTCGAAGCCGGGGCCGCCCTGGCCGAACTCTTCAAGGCCACCTACTGCGGGGAACCCGTGTTCACCCCCGAGGAGGTCGAGGGCTACCGGTCCGAGTACCTGACCAAGGAGACCGCGGCCTCCCCCAAGATCTCCGGGGCCCTCGTGGCCCGGGTCCGCCAGGTCCTCGACGAACGAACGACCGAGCCTGCCCCGGCCCCTCCCCAGCCCGCCACCCCCGAGCGGACCGAGGAGGTGAAGAACTTCCTCAACCGCCACTTCGACCACTTCAGCAAGGAGAAAAAGGACTCGCTCCGGGCCGACCTTGACGCCGCGATCACCGCCCGCCAGCTCGACGCGGTCGAGGATGACGCCCGGGCCTGGCTGACCGAACAGGGGATCCAACCATGAAAGAGCGACCGATCTTGTTCTCCGGGCCAATGGTCCTGGCCCTGCTGGCCGGGACGAAGACCCAAACCAGGCGGGTGGTGAAGAACATGGGCGACTGGTCAGAGAACCGAGTATGGACCCCGGCTGAGCAAGGTCATGGGGAGCGGTTCTTCCGGTACAAGAACCAGAACATGGATGAGTTCGTTCAAGTCCGGTGCCCCTACGGCCAGCCCGGTGACCGCCTGTGGGTCCGGGAGACGTGGGACGCTCACGAGGCCTCACGCGAGTATGACTCCGACGCTCTGTCCCTGAGCTACCGGGTCGAGTACCGGGCCGGTGGACCCCACAAGGACTTCACCCTCGAGGGCGAATTACTAGACTTCGTTCCCGGTGGCGATTTCGACGACTACCAACTGATCTGCGCCAGGTCCCGTGTCGGCAAGTTCCGACCGTCCATCCACATGCCCCGCTGGGCCTCCCGCATCCTCCTCGAAGTGACCGCCGTCCGCGTCGAGCGGTTGCAGGACATCAGCGAGGAAGACGCGAAAGCGGAGGGCATCGACGAGTACAACACATCCATGGGCGGACCCTGGTTTGACGTGCCCGGAACAGGTATCGCCGGGCATGGGACGGCTAAGGCCGCGTACCAAGCCCTCTGGGAATCCATCAACGGCCCCGGCTCTTGGAAGGTCAACCCCTGGGTGTGGGGCGTCGAGTTCAAGGTGGTGCAACCATGAAGCGCACCCCGTTGAAGCGCTCCCCCATGCGCCGCCGGGCCCCCCGTCGGGCCCTGACCTCCCGCCAGAAGCTGGCCCAGTACGAGGAGCGCCTGTCGATCCACGCCCGGGACCACGGAATCTGCCGGACCTGCAAGCTCCCGGTTTCCGTCGACGACTTCGAGGTCGCCCACCTGATCGCCAACACCAAGGCCAACCGGGCCCACTGGGGGAATCACGTGATCGACCACCCCAAGAACAAGGCGACGACTCACCGGGGGGCTTGCAACGACGGCCAGAACATCGGTTTCAACCCCATGGCCGCCCAGGCCCTGGCGGACGAGATCAGGGGGGAGGGCGCCCGATGAAGTACCTCTCTGTTTGCTCTGGGATCGAAGCCGCGACGGTGGCCTGGCACAAGCTCGGCTGGGAGCCGGTAGCCTTCAGCGAGATTGAGCCCTTTCCGAGCGCCGTTCTGGCTCACCGTTTCCCGGACGTTCCCAACCTCGGGGACATGACCAAGTTCAAGGAGTGGAACCTTGCAGCCGGATCTTTTCAGTTGCTTGTCGGAGGAACCCCCTGCCAAGCCTTCAGTGTGGCGGGACTTCGGAAGGGTCTTAAGGACCCGCGCGGGAATCTCATGCTCGTCTATGGAGCTATTGCGGCTCATTTTCGGCCTTCCTGGATTGTCTGGGAGAACGTCCCTGGAGTCCTTTCCAGCCACGGCGGACAGGACTTTGCAAGTTTTCTGGGCATGCTCACGGGACGGCAGGTCAGTGTCCCTCCTGGAGGCTGGGGAAATAGCGGAATCCTTGGTGGAATCCCGGACGCCTACGGGGTCGCCTGGGCCATCCTTGACGCTCAATACTTCGGAGTTCCGCAACGGCGCCGCCGTGTGTTCGTTGTCGGACATCTTGGAGACTGGCGACGTGCCGCAGCGGTTCTTTTTGAGTCCGAAAGCCTGCGAGGGAATCCTCCGCCGCGCCGAAAGGCGGGGGAAATTGTTGCCCTTGGCACTACTTTCGGCATTGACGAAGAGTGCAACGCAACCGAGGACGGATTCGGCCCGTTACTTCGTGGCGGGAAAGGAGGGACTCGGCAAGCGGTTGCTGTCGGGGTTCAAACCTTCGACATGAGGGGACGGGGTGACGGCGATACGGTCAACACCCTTTGCACGGATCACGCATCAAGGCCGAGTGACTTCTGCCCGGTAGTTCTCATGGACCAGGGCGTCGGCGTAATGAACGTCGAGCACGACATGGTAGGAACTCTCCGCCGTGAGACGAGGGGGCATGAGCCTGTGATCGCAACCCACGCCATCCAGGCAGGGGCCACCCGGGAGAACCCAGCCTCTGGTCCTGACGGTGTAGGCGTTCAAGCCGATGTAGCCTATACACTCGAGGCCAGGGCGGAGGTGCAGGCGGTTTCCTCCACCTCCGCGCCTGACATCCGTCGTCTCACCCCCAGGGAGTGCGAACGCCTCCAGGGATTCCCCGACGACTGGACCCTGATCCCCTGGCGGAAGGGGATGGCCCCGGACGGCCCCAGGTACAAGGCCTGCGGGAACTCGATGGCCTCTGTGGTGATGGAGTGGCTCGGCATTCGGATCGATCAGGAGTCGAAACGAGAGCTTGAGCTCGAGGGAGTTCCGTCATGACCGCCCCCGCCGAGTTCCGAACCGTCGATGGTCGTCAGGTCTGGGTCCGAGGAGAGGTGATCATCGGCCAGATCCGGCACCGGGTGGAGGCGGGCTACGTTGCCTGCGACTCCAGCCTCAACCGGATGGCCTGGAACGTCACCCCCGAGGCTGGCCGGTGCCCCGCCTGCTTCCCCGCTCCTCCTCCTCCCTGGGGCCAGATGGACCTCTTCGGGGGCCTCCTGTGACCCGGCGATGCCTCCACTGGGGAGGAAAAGCCTGTACGGCCCAGATCTGCAACTGGCTCAAGGACGGGCAGCAGTGCCAACTCGGAGGCCAGCTGAAGCGGGACCGGCTCGACCCCGAGGACCTGGCGAACACCATGAACCTGACTCACCCGGGGTGGCCGGTCCTGCATCCGGAGGTGACCCCGTGAGCCAGCTTGCGCTCTTCGAGGATCCGGTCGCCCTCGGCCCGGTGATCCCTACGACCGAGTCCCGCTTCCCCCGCCCCGTGAAGGTCGAGCCCGTGGCCCCCAAGGCACCGGATCCCCAGAGAGAAGCGACTTTCGGGCCGTTCCCGGGTCGCGAGTGGGTCCACTGGGAAGCGAGGATCGCCGGACGATGGGCCCTCGGCTCCGGGGCATTCTGCGGGGACCTCTTCGTGGCCCTGACGGACTCTGGGGAGGGCCCGAGCTACTCCGAGTCGGGCCGGATGGAACGGTCCTTCTACTTCCCCCAGGGAACCAGCCTCGAGGAAGCGGCCAGGGCCATCGAGAACGACGAAGCAACGCCGGCATGGATCCGGCCATAACCCCGGCCCACGGGTCGGAAAGGAAGAAGCGATGAACCAAGACCAGGTCAAAGACCTGTTGAAAACGCTGGCCCCCGAGGCCCCCGACTTCGAGGTCCTCTTCACGGGGAAGTCCTCGAAGCGCAAGAACGGGTTCTACCACCCGACGGAAAGCCGGATCACCCTCAACAACAAGAACTTCACCAGCGACCAGGAGCTGATCTACACCGCCGTCCACGAGCTGGCCCACCACCTCCACCAGAACTCCGACAATCCCCCAGGGCCCCACAGCCACCACAACCTGGTTTTCAAGGTGATCTTCCGGGAGCTCCTGGCCAAGGCCATCGAGGCCGGGGCCTACCGGCTCGAGCCCGACGCCGAGCTCCAGAAGGCCATCGACGAAGTCCGGGCCCGGATGGTCGAGGAGGCCGAGGCCACCAAGCGGACCGGCCTGGCCCTCATGGCCCTCGTGAAGGAGTGCGGCAGGAGCCACGTGCGCTTCGAGGACGTGGTCGAGCGGATCCTCGGGGGGAACCTCAAGACCGCCAGCCTCGCCATGACCGCCTTCTCCCAGGACATCCCCACCGAGGCCGGCCCCGACGCTCTCCGGATCCTCGCCTCGGTCCACAACCCCGAGGTCCGCCGGGAGCTGGCCGTGATGACCGACGACACCGAACGGGAGGCGACCCTTCGAAAGGTCGAGCCCCCGAAGATGGTCCCCAAGCCCAAGGCCGTGGATCCGGTGGAGTACAAGAAGCACCTCCTCGAGGCCAAGGTGGTCCGGCTGGAGAAGGCCCTCGAGCAGACCAAGGAGCAGCTCGAGAACCTGATGCAGGACCCCTCCCACGCCGACCGGGTGGTGGTCTACCAGGCCATCTTCAACTTTGAAGGAAGCACCCATGGCCGGTGACATCAACCAGAGCATCCTCGTCGGCCGCCTGGTCCGGGACGCGGAACTCCGCTACCAGACCTCCGGGCTCGCCGTGGCGTCGTTCGCGATCGCGGTGAACCGCCGGGCCAAGAAGAACGAGCAGTGGGTCGACGAAGCGTCGTTCTTCGACCTGGCCCTCTTCGGGAAGTCCGCGGAGAACCACAACAAGTACCTGACCAAGGGGACCCAGGTGGCCATCCAGGCCGAGCTCCGCCAGAACCGGTGGGAGAAGGACGGCCGGAACTTCAGCGAGGTTCAGATCGTCGTCACCAACCTCCAGCTTCTGGGCTCTCCCCGGGGATCCGGTCAAGGTAGTCAGGCACCCCATGCCGGGGGCGGGGGATCGGCCGGAGGGGGCGGGCGCTCGAGCCACACCCCACCTCGGTCCCCGTCGGATGACTTCGACCCCAGGGCCTACGAGGACGACATTCCCTTCTGATCTCAAACCGGGCCCCCGGCCGGTATCACCGGGGGAAAGGAATCGCTATGAGCCTCAGTCTCAGTACCAATCCCATTTCCGCCAACTCCCTCCAAGCGACAGTCTCGGAGACCGAGGAGAAGCTCGGCTATCTGAACAACCTGGTCGACACGCTGACTGAGCGGCTCCAGCCGTTGCTCGCCCCCAGCCAGATCGAGAAGGGGCAGGCCCCGAACATCGGAGTCCCCGGCCCCGTGCGGCCCGAGCTCGTCGAGCGAGTCGCCGACCTCAACGCTCGGATCCGCGGCACCTCGGGCCGGATCGAGTCCATCCTCGATCGCTTGGCCCTCTAGGGGGCCGCAGGTTCCCCCCGGCGACCTAAAGGCCGGGCCAGGTCGAGGGGTACCCAGGCCCCGACGACGCCCCGACGGCGCCCGACCCCAGACCCGAGAGGACCCAAGTGAAAGACGATCTTCCCTACTTTGAACATGACAACGACGCTCTCGGAGGAGACCGGGAGCAGGCCCTCATGGCCCAGTACAGCTTCGAAGGCTACGGGCGGTTCTGGGCCCTCAGTGAAAGGATCGCCGCCGCCCCCGGGGCCGTCCTGGACATCTCCACGAAGGTGATCAAGAACGGCCTGGCGTCTTATCTCAGGATGACCACGGCGGACCTCGACGCCTTCCTCAAGTTCCTTTCGGACCCGGAAGAGTGCGGCCTCATCTCGTTTTCCGACGGAAAGCTGACCTCGGAGCGGATCCAGAAGAGCTACCAGCGGGTTGTGGCGGACCGGGTCGCCGCCCAGGAGCGGTGGAACCGCAAGAAGGGCGCCGGAGCTAAGGGGGCCGGGGAGGGGGAGCCCAAGAAGACCGAGGATCCCAAGCCCTCGACCGAAGATCCGAAAACTTCGCCCGAAGTTCCCCAGACTTCGCCGGAGTCCGACCGAAGTCCGACACAACGAACGAACGAAGGAACTAACGAAGTAAGTTCCTTCGGAAGTGGAGTGAAATTTGAACCTCCCGTGGGCGCGCATGAAGCGCCCCCGTCCGGTTCGACCCGGCCTTCTCCGCACCAAGCCAGGGCCTACGGCGCCGTCGTGAAGACCAGCCCCCAGGACAAGGCCGAGGCCCATGAGTTCATCCGGTCCGCCGTGGCATCTATGGCCGCCCCAGGGCCCCGATCCCCCCCGGGAGTTCCTGCCTGACCACCAGCCCCCGTTCCAGCCATTCATCGAACCAAAAGGAGACCATCATGCAAGAAGTCATCTACATCTCCGGCCCCATCTCGGGCCGACCGAACGGAAACCGCGAGGCCTTCGACCAGGCCCAGAGGGAACTCGAGGCCGACGGCCACCGGGTCCTCAACCCCCATGTCTTCTGCGCCTTCCTTGAGAGCTCCCCCCGGTGGCCCTCCATGGGCCCCCTGGAAAAGTGGGATGCCTACATGGCCGTCTGCCTGGCCACCCTCCCCGGGGCCCACAGGATCCACCTCCTGGAAGGCTGGGAGGATTCCCCCGGAGCCCGGATCGAAGAGGCCAAGGCCCAGAAGCTGGGCCTCCGGTTCTCCTACCATTCCCAGGGGTGTCCGAGCTGCGGCCGGCCCGGGACCCGCGTTTTCTCTTGCCCGGAATGCTCCGGGGTGCCGGTCGTTGGGTGGAAATCTGGTGGCGAGATCGGAAAGGCCGCCGAGGCCAAGTACCGTGAGCTGGCGCACAAGGGCTGGGAGTGGAGTTCGTTTTACAACGGGTTCCTCGAAGGCGCGGCCGATCCCCGAAACAGGACCACCCTCGCCCCGAAGAGCGATGCCGTGAGGGAGGCGGTGGGGGCGGTCGGCACCAAGGTGGCTGATGAGTTTTCCAGGTGGGTATCCAACAATCCCGGGTCCCCTTCGTTCATTTCTGACAGAAGCCGCAAGGTGTTGTCCGACATGATCAAGACTCAAGCCCTCGCCCTCCTGTCCGGGGAGGTGCGGTCGTGAGCGGCCTCGGAATGAGCGGGCACCAGTCGGCCCGAATGATCAAAGATGAATGGTTGACACCCCCCGACATCATCGAAGCCTTGGGCCCGTTCGATCTGGACCCATGCTCTCCTATTGATCGACCCTGGCCAACGGCAAGAGTTCACTACACGCTTGCCGATGACGGTATCCTGAGGCGATGGGACGGATTTGTCTGGCTTAACCCCCCGTATGGTTCCGAGGCGGAAAGGTGGCTTTTGAGACTTGCAGACCATGGAACCGGGATAGCTCTGATCTTCGCAAGAACTGAAACGGAGGCTTTCTTTGAGGCGGTATGGCCTAAGGCTGACGCACTCCTGTTTCTGCGAGGCCGACTGCACTTTCACCATGTCGACGGGCGCAGAGCCGCCCATAACTCGGGGGCCCCGTCTGTCCTGGTCGCCTATGGAAACGAGGCCGTCAACAGGTTGTCTTCGATCTCGTCGAGGGGCAAACTGATCATGTTGACCAACTTCCGCCAACCGGAAATTAGGTGACAGGTGAGCCAGCTCGACCTCTTCGCCGATCCTGAGGCCGACGCGGACCTCCCCGTCGAGCCCCCCAGCTCAGCCCCGTTCGACGCCTCGGTCTGGCTATGGGCCAAGAACCCGACTTCGACCAGGTGCGACCGGTGCACGCACTGGACGAGGACCATGGCCAACTACTGGGGCGAGTGCTCCAAAAGGGCCACCTACGAACATGAGTACGGCAAGTGCTCCGGGTTCACGGCCGCCGAACCTGAGAAGGACGTGCCCCCTCACCAGCGGCAGCCCTTGGACGAGCTGTCACCCCTGCATCAGTGGCACGTAACCGCGCACCCGGACGGGACGAATGGGAGGAAATGGCGGGCCGGGTACCGCATGGTCTACCCGCCGCGCGGCGTCATCAACGAGCCCGCGAAGTGGGTGAAGCAGTGACCGCCCAGCTCGAGCTTTTCGCGGCCCCGATGGGGTACCACGTGCCAGAAGACGATTCCCCTTCCTGCAACACCTGCATCAGGTTCGTCCCGAAGGTTCTCCCCCTCGGATCAACCGGGGCATGGATCGGACACGCCGGAGACTGTGGACTCCACAAGATCGAGGTCCTGACCTACGGGACCTGCGGATCTTTCTCCTGGGCCAAGGAGGAGTTTCGAGACCAGTGGCTCCGGTACCTCAAGAGGGTGGGGCGGGCATGACTATACACGTGTTTAGTGTAATGCTACTATCCGGCCATGCTGACCCGCAGCGAGATCTCGAGTATGGCCCATGCACTCTCGGTCATGGGGCCCGTCGGCGGCCACTTCTGGCGCGTCCGGCACAATACCAAGGGAGGGTGGGAGATCCGGCTACCTCTGACCGGGGGGAAGCTGGTCCGGGCCGCCACCCTGCCCGAAGAGCCGACCTACCAGGACGCCCTGGAGGCCGTGCAAGCCGCCATCCGACGCCACCCCGGCTGGATCTCCATGGCCCAGGTCTCCGACCTGATCACCGGCCTTTCGACGATGGTCCTGGCCCTCGAGACCTCTCGGCGCTACGCTCCATCCGGAGGCCCTGGTGAACCAGGACGATCTCCACCATGACCCGACGCTCTTCGACTCCCGGGCCTGGCTCCGGATCACTAACTCCCACGGGGCCCCGGCCTACCGGGTGATGGCCGTCGAGCTGGAAGCCAAGCCCCGGTCCCGGAGGCCCGACAAGGCGGCCACCGAGACCAAGGCCCAGTTCATCAGGGTATGGATCAAGGCCCCGGGCCGGACCGGGCCGCGGACCTGCTACACCTTCAAGAGCCTCAGCCAGGCGATGAAGGCCCTCGGCCGCCGGGTCAGGTCGAGCCTCGACGCCGGCCGGAAGGTCGAGGGAGTGGTGGCGAAGCGGGTGTGGCTTCGAAAGATTGATGGTAAAGTGTCCCGAGCGAGGAAGCGATGAGCCTACACGAAGAGAAGAAGTTTGCGTCGGCAGTCATCCAGAAGATGGCCCACGAGCTCGAAGGCGACAAGGACATCGGGATGTTCTGCGGCGTCCCCCTCGAGGAGTTTTCAAAGGAGGAGCTGATCGTGATTCTCCGAGACCAGCACAAGCGCTGGCTCCGGGGGATCTCGCTCCCTTCAGACTAGGACCAGGGTTCTTCCTTGCCATTTCGGGTCACGCACTGCAGAATGTCTCCATCGGGACCCGATCCCAGAAAAAGTGGAGGAATAACCCTATGGCGAGACAATCAAGTGAGGCGACCGCGGTAGACCAGAGCGAATCCAGTCCGGCGCTACCGAAGTTTCCGCGAGTCCTTATCAGAATCCTAGACCAGGACCACCTTGCGGCAAGTGACTTTCCAGGATGGTTCTGGGATACCCTCCAAGCCCGGTTCGCACCCATGTCCCTTCAAGACGTCCTGGCAACCGGCCGTGTGCACGACAGCCGCTCCTGGAACTTTTGGCTTTCAAGGGCTGTGACAACAAATCCTTCGAGTTCAGAGCCATCAGATATGGCCGAAGGGGATTGGTGCAAGTCGAACGACGGGCTGGTTGAGGGCTTTGTCAGACAAAACGACGACCTGAATGGCTTCAGCGTCGTTACCCAGTACGGAGAGTCCCATCCAATCGATGGAAACTGGCGGAGGTTCACCTCGTCGCATTACCAGGATCTCTCGTTATCGATGGGGCTTTCTCCGGAACTGGAGAGGACTGACACTCGCCCCAGTGTGACCGGATTTCTCTTTCGGTTTGAGGGCTACCAGCAAGGTCCCGAGGGGTGGCTGCCACAGGCGCCGGCATCTTGCCGGGTGGGCGTCCTCGCTGAATCCGTATTGGCGGCGAAGCGCAAACTGACTGACGTCTTCGGGTTTACCGTGAACAGGTTTCTGGAGGACCCTACGCCGATCAAACTCACACGCCTAACCCTATAGGCGACCCCGCAAAGCTCCTCTTGTCTCAGCTGTGACAAGCTTGAGACATGGCGGCCAAAACCGAACAGAAACCATGGCACCCGATGGCCCTCAAGATGCGGGCCGAGGGCCGCACCCCGGCGGAGATTTGCAAGGCCCTCGGGACCCTTGCAGATCCTCCGAGCCCGGCCGCCGTCCGGAAGTACCTGGACCGAGCGGCCAAGGATCCGGCGAAGGCCCTGCAAGTCCTGGGGGCCGCGCCGCCCCTTGAAACCCCGGTCGTCCCTTTCAACGCGGAACAGACCGAGGACCTCGCTGTCCTGATCGTAACCAACGAGAAGGCCAAGGCCGCCGCATTTCTCAAGGCGCTGTCCTCGATCGAGGCCTTTCAGTCCCTCACAGTTTTGCAGTCCAAGGACGCCGACGCCTTCAGCCTCGCCAAGGCGAAGGCGCTCCTTGCCGTCGAGACGCTCAAGGCGCTCAAGTCGACCGGCCTGGTCGCCGACATCGACGTCCTCAAGCTCATGCCAGGGGCCCAGGCGAAGGGCGCCAAGGAGATCCGGGAGATCCGGCTGGAGGTGGTCAGTGCCGGACCTCGTCCTGAAGGTTCCTGAGAAGCTGGCTCCGGTCATGACGTCGATGGCGCCCTACGTCGTCGTCTACGGTGGCCGGGACAAGGGTGCATCCTGGACCATCGCCCAGCGCGTGATTCTCAAGCTCTACCAGTCGCCGAGGTTCTTCCTTTGCGGCCGTGAGGTTCAGAACTCGATCTCCGACTCGGTCCATAAGCTCCTGACCGAGACGATCGAGCGGATGGGCCTGGAGTGGTTCTTCGAGATCCTCGCCACCGAGATCCGAGGAATGAACGGCTCCCGTGTCATCTACGCCGGCCTCCGGACGGACCCTAAGAAGGTGAAGTCGGCCGAAGGCCTGACGGACGCCTGGATCGAGGAAGCCGAGGCGGTTTCCGACGACTCCTGGGACATCCTCCTCCCGACCCTCGGCCGGACCTGCATCGACAGCCAGGTCTTCGTCAGTTTCAACCCGTTCTCGGACGGAGACCCAACTTACATCCGCTACGTCCTCAGCCCCCCGACCGGGGCCCTGGTCATCAACGCCAACTGGTGGGACAACCCGTGGTTCCCCCCGGCACACCATCAGCTCCGAAAGGACGACTACCAACGCAACCCGCAGGCCGCTGCGCACATCTGGGAGGGTAAAACCGTGGAACAGGCAGGAACCACAGAGTTCCCGATGGAAAACATCCATCGGTGCCTTTGGGACGTCGACAGGTTCGACCAGAAGAACTGGTATTTGCTCGTGGACCCGAGCGGGAGCCGGAAGGCCGGGCCCGGGCGCGAGAAGTCAGAAGCCCAACGAGACTGGACGGTCATGTCACCGGTCGGCCTTGGCGTCGATCGCTGCGCCTACCATGGGCACTGGGTCCGGGACAAACTCGACATCGATGAGAAGTGGGACACGATGGTGAACCTCAACGAGAAATACCACTTCAAGGCCATTGGATACGAGGATTCCTCGGGCGGGATCGAGATCGACTACTTCGCCAAGAAGGGGAGGGAAACTGGGTACCGGCTGCCGATCATCCCCCTCAAGGCGACGAAGAAGAAAGAGGACCGAATCCGATGGCTGGTGCCGTTGGTTCGAGACAACCAGCTGATCCTGCCGGAGCATTCCATCTACACCCAGCTCGACGGGGTTGTGGTCGACCTGACCCAGCAATTCCTCAAGGAGATGAAGGCCTTCCCCCACATCTCCGCCGCGTTGCACGACGATATGCTTGACGCCACGAGCCGGATCATGGATCCAGACTTGAATGCAATCTTCCCTTCGGCTACACCTCGGCCCATCCGGCAGGCCGAAGCACACATGAAATGGGACGCCGCAACGAAGCGAATGGTCCCGAAAAGGTAGCGCAAAGCCCCCCGCAGGCCTCGATCAGTAGCATGGCCCCCATGGATCAAGAAGCGCTTCTGAAGGACGCCGGCCAGCACATCGCCGCCTTGAAGGCCAAGCGGGCCCCGATCGAAAGCCTCGTCAAGGCCGCCGCGGTGGTGCTTTTCTCGGTCAACCCCGACCTCACCAACGGGAAAACCGTCCAGGTGTCCATCAACAACGAGCTCTACGACGGATCGGGCCAGCAGTGCCTCAAGGTCTGGCGGGCCGGCCTGGTCGGGAACACCTGCGACCGGGACGGGGATTGGCTTCACCTCCGCTTCCGGGACGATCGCCTGAACAACCTCCCCGGGGTCTCGGACTTCCAGGCCTCGGAGGAGGACGTCGCCTATTCCATGATGGACCAGTCGAACTTCTACGAGGTCCTCTACGACTTCGCCGGGGTGGCGGGCTGGACCGGAACCGCCGTCTTCTGGATCTCCGAGGACGAGCTCAAGAAGACCATCACCCTGAACCTCCTCCAGCCCCTGTCGTTCTGCATCGACGAGTCGGCCTCCGGGGAGGTCAACGTCCTCCACCGGGAGTTTTGGCTGACGGCCTCTGAGATCCTCCAGACCTGGCCCGGGGTCCCCAAGGAGTTCCGCCAGAAGCTCGAGCAGGATCTCTACGCCGAGCACAGCATTGAGCAGCTGGTCCGGCCCCGGAAGGAGTACGACCCCGAGGACCTGGGCCACAAGAATTTCCCCTACCAGAACCTCTACATGGCCGACGGCCGGAAGATCCTCCTCGAGGAGTCTGGTTTCGAGGACTTTCCGTTCTACTGTTTCCGCCCCGAGCGGATCGGCGGATCCCCGTGGGGGAGCTGCCCTGCGTTCAACGCTCTCCGGGACGCCCAGATCATCCAGGCCGTCGCCGAGACCATGCTCCTCCTCGACCAGAAGCTGGCCGACGCCCCCCTTCAGGCCCCGGAGTCTCTCCGGGCCGAGGGCATCCAGACCCACCCGGGCGGGATCACTTGGCTTCCGGACCAGGACCTGGGCAAGATCTCGCCGCTCTACGAGGGAATCAACCGGGGCGTGGGGATGGACCGGGAGGCGATTCTCCGCCGGGGCCTCGAACAGCACTTCAACGTCGACACATTCCTGACCCAGAGCCGGAGCGAGACCGCCAAGACCGCGACCGAGGTCATGGGGATCCAGAACGAGCAGTCCGCGATCCTCACGCCCCTTTTCTCGAGCCTGACCAGCCAGGGCCTCGACCCGTTCATCCAGCGGGTCCGCAAGATCGCACGAAAGTTCGGCCTGGTCCCGCCGGCCCCGGCCGCCCTGGCCCAGGTCAAGGGCGCCGATCTCGACGTCATCTACGTCGGGCCGGCGGCCACCCTACGGAAGCGGTTCCGGGCCCAGTCGGGGGTCATGAACCTTTCCGACACCGTCATCAAGCTGACCCAGGCCTTCCCGACCTTGCAACAGGACTTCGCCATTGCGGCCAACCCCGACCGGCTCATGGAAATGGCCTTCGAGGGGAACAACGTTCAGACGGCCCTCAACGACCAGGACACCCGTGACAAGAAGCGTGACCAGCTCAAGCAGGCGGCCGTCGCCCAGGCGCAAGCCCAGGCCGGTCTCGCCGCGATGCAAGCCCAAGGAGGTGGCCAGTGAGCCCGCAGGAAATGGAGGCCCTCAGGTCCCGGGCCTGGGCCGAGGTCCTGGCCACCCAGGCCGGAAAGATCGTCGTCACCGACATCCTGGTCCGGGGGAGCCACCTGGTTCCCACCAGCGACCACGACACCCGGGTCCGCCAGCAGTTCGTCCTCGAGCTGATGACGGCCTCGGGCCTCATCGACTCGAAATCGGGGAGTTTCCCCTTCGACTACGTCTCTACGCTGACGGGGATCAAGCTCCAGAAGCCGGCGGTTTCGACTCCTGAGCCGAAAAAGCCGAACCTCCTGGGGCGCCTCCTCGGAAGGAACGCCTAATGGACCCCATTACTTTGCAGGCCGTCGGAACCTCCGGAGCTCCCGGGGGGATGACGCCTCCGGCCCCTCCCTCGGGATCGGCCGCCATCGACCCCGCCTCTCCGGCGGCTCCCACGGGTGAGCAGACCCCGAGCGCCTTCCGCCCTGCGTACCATTCGCAGCTAGACGGACGACTTCAGACCCGGGAGATCTACGACAAGTTGGCGATGACGGGAGGACCGAACATCACCCACCTGGCCGACGCGTACCTCAAGAGTCAGGAGGAGATCTCGGTCTTCGCTGGTCGAACGTACCTCCCCGGGAAGGATGCCACCCCCGAAGAGCTGAAGGCCTTCCGGACCGCCTTCGGCGTTCCTGAAACCCGCGAGGGATTCCAGTTCGACCGGACCGGCGACCTCGGAACGGTCCCCAGTCTCCCCGGCCTGGACGACTTCTACGCGGACACCTTCATCGAGGTCGGGCTCTCCAAGGAGCAGGGCGAGAAGCTCGACAAGGCTCTTCGGACCAAGACCCTGGAGCTGATCAAGGCGGCCAAGGAAGGCGCCGAGGCCAAGGCCAAGGACGGCGTCAAGGAGCTCCAGAAACGCTGGGGCCGCGACTACGACCAGAAGCGCCTCGACCTCGAGAAAACCTTGGCCGACTACTACGGCCCCGAGGTTTCCAGGGAGATCCTTGCTTCGCCCCTGGCGAACAACCCGGACTTCCTGGACCTCACGGCGGGCCTCCGGAAGTACATGGCCGACGCGGTGATCCACAAGGGGGGAGGCGGCTCCGGGGATGCGAATCCCTGGGACCCCAAGACCCTGAACCTGACCAAGCAGATGCAGATCGTCAAAGAGAACCCGGCTCTCGCCCGGGAACTGGCCAAGAAGCACGGCCAGACCCTGATCTAAAAAGGAGCTCAAAATGAGCGCGAACGGAACCAAGATCTCGGACATCATCGTCCCCGAAGTCTTCAATAAGTACATCATCGAGCGGACCGCCGCCCGGAGTGCTCTCCTGCAGTCCGGGATCATGGCCGCTATTCCCGGAATCGTGGTCCCCCACGGTGGAACCACGATCAAGCTGCCCAACTGGAAAGACCTCGACAGCTCCGGCGACCTCGAGGTCCTCAGCGACACCGTCCCCCTGACCCCCAACAAGATCTCGACCGACAAGCAAATCGCCGTCGTCCTCGCTCGCGGCAAGGCCTGGAGCGCGAATGACCTGTCGTCCGCCTTCTCCGGTGACGATCCCATGGGGGCGATTGCGGACCTCGTCGCCAAATACCTCGCCCGGAAGATGCAGAAGGAACTCCTGGCGATCCTGGACGGCGTGTTCAAGACCGGCGGCGCCCTCAACGCCACCCACGTGAACGACATTTCGGCCTTGGCCGGAAACCTGGCCATCATCAAGAACGACGACATCATCGACACCCTGGCCAAGCTCGGGGACATGGGCGGTGAGCTGTCGGGCATCGTTTGCCACTCCTCGGTCATGTACGATTTGGCCAAGAAGAAGCTCCTGGACGCCAAGGGCGGAGCCGGGATCCCCGGCGACATGAACCCCGAACTCCAGACCTACCTCGGCCGCAAGATCATCGTCGATGACTCGCTGGCCCCGACCGGCGGCATCTACCCGACCTACCTCTTCGCCTCGGGCGCCATCGGGTACGCCGAAGGCGGGGCCCCTCATCCCACCGAGACCGACCGGGACATTCTGGCCGGTGACGACGTCCTGACGGTTCGCCGGCACTTCATCATGCACCCCTACGGGATGCGGTGGGTCGGCACTCCGACCGGTTCGACCCCCAGCCAGACCGAACTGTCCACCGTGGGCAACTGGCAGAAGGTGTTCGAGACCAAGAACATCCGGATGGTGAAGCTCGCCCACAAGATCGGAGCGTTGGCGTAATGGGCCTCACCGGTTTCAACCTTGCCCGGCGCCGGGCCGAGGAGGCCCAGGCCGCCGAGGAAGCCGCCGAGGTGGTGGACGACGAGTCCCCCGAACTCGAGGAATCCGAGGCCCAGAACCCCGACCGCGAGGCCCTGGCCAAGGAAGCCTTGGCCCTCGGGGTCGAGTTCAAGGGCAAACCTGCCCCGATCTCGGTCCTGAAGAAGTGGAGCTTCGACCGCCTGGCGGAGGCCATCAAGGAGCGCCGGGCGTTCCTTGCGAACCCGCCCCAGGCCGAGGTCGAGGAGCCCGAAGGTGCTCCCGGGGAGGACGGTGAAGGGGAGTCCGATCCGGTGCCCGAGGCCGGCGGCCAGACCAACGAGGCCCAGGCCGCCGAGGAAGCCGCCGAGGCTCAGAACTAGGAAAAGCGGGGCCCCTTCGGGGGCCCTGGCTGGAGGATGAATGGACAGCGTGTTTCCCATTTGTGGCCCGGAGATCGCACTGAGGTCTGACCCCGTGCTGATTCTCGACAACACCGCCATCGAGCCCTCCCGCCTGGAGCTCTTCCGCAAGGCCCAGCTCACGGAAAAGGCCCGTGTCAGCTGGCGCCGATGGATGAGCCGGGCCCGGAACACCTCGACCGGCGACGGCTAGGGGGCCTCCCTTGGCCCGATGAAAGACGGAAGTCCGCCCGACGATGGGCACGTAGCAGGGTCGCCAAGTGGTAAGGCCCCGGCCTCATAAGCCGGCTACCGCGGGTTCAAATCCCGCCCCTGCTTTACCGGAGGAACCATGACCAGGACCGAGATCGCCAACATCGCCCTCCACGCCCTGGGGATCGGCCGGATCGAGGACATTGCCGACGATGACACGGCGGCCGAGGCCTGCCGGGACCTGATGAGCACCGCAGTGTCCGAGGTGGTCAACAAGGTCACCGTCTGCCAGCTGCTGACCCGCCAGGCCCTGATCCCCACCGGGACCCCGGTCGACGGCTGGGCGGCCAGCTACGCTTACCCGACGGCCCCCCCGATGCTCCGGCCGGTCCGGCTGGCTTCGGGGGCCGACAACTACCGGGAGGGAGCCCTGCTGCACACCGACGACCCGGCCGCGGTCCTGGTCTACGTGCGCAAAGACTTTGACCCTCAGGACCTTCCCGACCACGTGGCCGACGCCATTGGCTTGACCCTCGCCCTTCGTATGGCCAGCTCCCAGGGGAAGGATGAGCGTTTGGCCGAGGTGGTCCCGTTGCAGGACAAGGCGATCAAGAGGGCCCAGGCCATCGAGGGGGCCTACATCAACCCGCCCACCAAGCCCAAACTCTGGGGGGCGCCCCGGTGAGGAAGATCCAGCAGACCAACAACCTCCTCCGGGGGGAGCTCTCGTCGATCGAGGCCGCGGCCCCCACGTCGAAGGCCTACCAGTCCGGGTGCGTGAAGGTTCGAGGCTTCGACATCCGGCCCTCGGGGCTGACGCCGATGAGAATCCCCTCGACGGCCCAGGGCAAGCCGGCCAAGTACCGGGCGACCCAGTACCGGGGGGCCTACTACATCCGCAACACCTCGGACCCCCTCGTCCAGGACTGGGCCACGCTGCCGGCCGAGGATCCGACTTACTACCGGTCCCTGCCGTCCAAGCTCATCGACATCTCCCTGGCCGGCGGGCCCCGGGCCGGGTTCACCGACAAGGGGAGCCAGTACTACCAGGAGTTCAAGGATTCCGGCCGCTACGACCAGGACCGGGGAGGGGCCGTCGCCCGGCTGATCGACTTCACCGGCCATTCCTCGTCCAGCACCACGGACCTCCAGGCCCGGACCCTGGTCCTGACCAAGGACACCAAGATCTATCGGGGCTTTTCCACCTGCTTCGGGATGAACTTCGCCCATTCGGCCGGCTTTGACGACAACGCCCCGGAGCTGACGGGGTGGGGGGCCCACGCCCGCCGCACGATCTCGAGACAGAACGGGAACGGCGTGGAGCACTTCACGGTCTACGGGGCCGCCCGGGGTGGTGGGCACGATCGGGCGAAAAAGGACATCAACATCCTTGGCGACTCGATCTGGATCGAGCAAGAGGTGGTCCTCCTCTACGAGGTTCTCCCGGCCGGGATCTACCGGTTTGACCAGGACATCACGCTAGTCGGGACGACCAAGATGTTCAAGGACGCACCCCAGCAGCGGTGGTATGACGCGCGGATCCACCACTACAACGGCGTCTTCGGTACAACGACGGCAACGGTCAACTTTCCTGAGGATCGGAAGTGGGCCGAGGCTGACGACGGCCTGGTTCTTTTCTGGGGGGCTGGTAGCGCCGCCGAGGCCGCTGGGCCCTGGACCCTCCCGAGCAACACCAAGCTGGGCACCGTCCCGGCCTCGGCGTTCTGGTTCACCTCGAGGACGACCATCGTCGGGTCCCGCCGTTTCGGGCCGGCCCAGTTCGAGGGCGATTCCCAGCTCTTCGGGGCCTCCGCCATCTCCAAGATGGGGGGATCGAACGACGACGGCCGAATCATCCCGTCGACCAACATCACGGCCGACGCCGCCTACTGCCTCAAGCTCGAGGGCGGGGTGGTCTGGTTCGAGCAGGTCATGGAGGGAATCCTGATCGGCACCAGGACCGGCGAGTACCTCCTCCAGAATCACCAGGTCAACCCGATCCTCTCCGGCGGAGCCGCACTTCCCCGGATCTCCTCGGTCGGGTCCCCCGGGATCCCCGAGACGGCCGACGGGAACCTGCTTTCTGCCTCGGCCAACCTGGCCGGTGACGTTTTCTACATCTCGACCTTTGGGATCACCACCCTGGACTTCACCAACGAGGGCCAGACCTACCTCCCCAGGAACCTCGAGTTCAAGGGCCGCCGGTTCTCGGGCCACCGGGCCACCTCTTTGGCCTCGAGCCAGACGGAGCATTGCCTCTACGTCGCCTTCGACGACGGGAGCCTCTGGAAGGTCTGGCCGGACCTGGCCGCCCTGGCCGAGGTTCCGATCACCATGGACGCCGGGGCCAAGCTCGAAGGCGTCTTCCAGCGGGACGGGGAGGCTCGGCTCCTGATCACCGCCGCCGACGGCTCCCGGATCGACGTTCCAACCGCCGTGGCCTCCTGCCGGGACTGCTACCTCGAGCCGACGGCCTTCGGACGGGCCCCGGGGACCCGGGCCCAGATTCGGAAGGTCACCATCACCGGGGCCTCGCTCCTCGCGGGAGAGGTTCAGATCCGGGGGAAGTGGGTTCCGATCCCGATCACCCCGGACGACCTGACCGCCGGGGGCATCACGGGCCAGGTCAGCTTCTTGGTCTCCGACACCCCGGCCCCGGAGGGCCAGGGCAAGACGGTCCCGTTCCGCTTCCTGCTTGCTGATTCTGACATCATCGACCCCGGGACGATCTCGGGGATCACCGTGGACATGGAGGTCTAGGATGTGGCCTGAAATCGCTCTCGCTGTTGCCCAGGTTGGGGTCGGCGCCGTCTCCTCGATCTGGAACTACTCCGAGGGTCAAAGGAACCTCGGCCGGGCCAGGAACCGGCTCAAGGCCTCCCACGACTTCGCCCTCGAGCAGATCGACCAGCAGTTCACCCAGGGCAAGCGACAGAACGCCCAGGCCAACGGGGCCGACGCCGCGAGCCTGGCCGCCCGGGGTATCACCGGGGAGGGGGCCGACCTGGGTCTGGCCGCCAACGCCGGCGACCGGGCCGACCTACTCACCCTCTGGAAGACCAACGCGACCAAGACCCTGGAGATGGACTACCAGGACAAGCTCGACGGACTCAACGGGCAAACCGACCAGGCGGGAATGGATCTCCTGACGGGGCTCCTCGGAACCGGGCTCTCGGCGGCCGGAACCCTGGTCGACGCCGGGGCCTTCAGCGGGATGTTCCAGTCATCCCCCGGGGCGCCCGCTGTCGACTATGGGAATCCCTCGGGGAATTCCGCGAACCTGTGGGATGTGAACCGGCAGAGGAAGGGAAGAAAGGGAGCCTTCGGGCTCTAGTGTTGTTCAGGGGGAACTTTGTCGACCTTCATGGGCCAGTGGTGGCCGGCCCTGGTGAAGAGGTACTTCGTGATCGTCCGAACGATCCCGAAGATCGACAAGGACAGGGTGATAAGTGAGCCGAGGTAGTCATAGTTCGAGAACTTGACTACCCCGAACCCAACAAGGTAGACCAGGAGGAAGACCAGAAAGACGGCTAGCGCCACAATGCCAAGAAACCCATAGGCATAGGTCCTTCGGAGACGAACTTCATTCCTGGCATCCTCGACCTCGAGATTATCAAGCAACTCCTGCTTGGCTGTCCGGTCGGGCACCGGAATCCCAGGGTCTGGAACTGATATCTTCAACCTAGACGCTCGCCGCCTGGGGCGTCGCCAGCTTCTTCTTGAAGAACTCCCGGATCTGATCCTGCGGTATCAGTTCGCGGTGCTTCTTGCCGTCCCACGGGCCGTTCTTCTCATGAGAGAGCGTGGAGAGCTGGGCCGGGCTGAACCGCCCGTAGACTCTCCAGACCTCGTCGATGAGCGCCTGATCATCCTTGGACAGAGTCAGGTTCTTCTCGTAGGCCAGGATGGGGCCGTTCCCGAACCCCATGTAGTATTGGTAGACCTCTCGGACCACCGGTCCGTACTTCCAAGCTTCAATGGTCTCGTTGAAAAGGGGAGCATCCTTGATCGCCAGGTTCCAGGCCTGGGCGAAGTAAACGAGCTTCTGAAGCTTCATGTGGGTGACCGGATTGCCGACTTCACAACCTTTACGAATGAAGGCATTCGCAATGGCAAAAGCGCTGGTTCCCATTTCACCATCTCCTTGGTTGTAATATATGACCCGGGCAGTCTGAAATCAAGAATGCCAAACGTCCGTTCAGTAGACGGATCTTCCAAGTGGGCCGGGCCGCTTATGTTGGCTTATTAAACAGCTGATTGCCTAAAATGGTCAACTCGAATATCGGCACCAGCAGAAACATAACCGAAAAAAACAACAGGCCAGAAAAATGACGTCGGTTTTCTGGCCACCCTCCACCGGAAGGCGAGGGGGCATGTCAGCGACTGGCGACCTGGTCGACCCGAACGCCGATAATCGCCAGCAGCCTGGGACCGTCGGGGGTCTTGGCGATCTGACGTTCGAGGCAGATGCGCATCGCCTTGGCGGTGGTGACGTCCCGGTTCGCCGGATCCCGATAGAACGCATCGACCTCTTTGACCAGTTTGTCGGCGTCGGTCATGAGGAGCACGACGGCCCAGGCTTTGATATCCTCGGGCGTCCAGGGGAACTTGTCCATCACGGTGTCGATGTAGCCAATGCTGAAGCCGTGGCACTCCGTGGCCTTGTTGTCTGCGTCCTTCCAGATCTCCGCCCCCGACCAACCACCTGCCCAGAGGCCTGAGGCCGCAACAGAGAGGATCAGAACTAGAAAAAGACGCTTCATTGCGAGGCCTCCGCCGCAAAGTCTACCCCCTGGCAGAAGGGATTGCAACCGCAAAGGGTCCTCCGGCGGCCCGTCGGTAGGATTGCAGGCGGAGGCTCAAATGCCATATTTCGACCCCACCGCGATTCAGCGGGGACTTTCTGATCTCGGGAACGCCCTCGGCCGCCAGCGGCAGATGATCGCCAGCCAGCAGGTCACCGCGGCCAAGCTCAAGACCGACCAAATGCTCAACGACAAGGTGGCGGAGTTCAACTCCCGTCAGAACTTTGACGGGGACTGGGGGACCGACCTTCGGACCGCCGCCGAGCAGATCGTGGCCGAGGCCGGGAAGGCCATTTCTGACCCGATGGCCCGTGACTCCTTCCACGGCGAGGCCCTCTCGTCGATCGAGCAAATGGTCCCGAAGTTCCGGGAGGTCCAGACCCAGAAGATGACCCAGTACGTCGCCGCCAACGAAGACGCCGCCGACCAGGACGCCATCAAGAAGGCCGCCTCGGGAGACTGGGCGACCGCTTCGACCGCCCTCGACCTGCGCTACGGGGCTGACGGCCTGACCCCGACCATTATCCAGGTCTCCGGGGGTCCCCAGCAAGCGGCCCGACGTAGGGCCTCAGTTATCGACCAGGCCGCCGCGGCCTATGCCGACTCGAAGGTTGGCGCGATCCTTGGGGACACATCGACCTCGTGGGCCGAGAAGCTCGGCAGGCTCAGAGCCACGGCGAAAGATGTTGCAGCTTCCTTTGACTATAGCGTCCAACCCTCCCAAGAAGCCAAGGACAAGATCGACGCGGCCCTGGCCGGCAACATCGCCAAGGCCCAGGGGGCGGCCATCCAGGAGCACAAGCAGGCCGGATTCGACCAGCTGGCAAAGACGGTTTCCTTGATGTCGCCCGGGTGGTCGGCGGCCAAGATCTCTGGCCAGGCCTTCGACCCGACGGCTGGGCTCCGGGACCTGCTTCGAGACCCCGGCCTCGACGAGGATGTCCGGAAGGCGACCAACACGGCCCTCCGGGAGCTCACCCTCGAGGCCGACAAGAGCCTTTCGACAGAGGCGACGAGCAAGGCCCTGGCCGCCAACCTGGATTCCATCAAGAACCGGATCCAGGCCTACATGAAGCAGGGGGCCAACGCCGACTTCATCGACGGGAAGATTGTGGGATGGTTGCAGGAGGGCGGGGCCACGGGCCTGGATCCTCGGAACTACTCCGAGGCCGTCGCCTACGCCAAGGGGGCGGTGACCCTCGGCTCTGACCCGGTGCTCCAGGGGGTCATGAAGACCGCTTTCGGGAATCTCGCCCCGGCCATCCGGAACAAGCTCGAGGTCAGATTCCAGGAGCTCGCCGGGGGCCTCTACAACAAGGGCGACCCGGACGCCTTCAAGGCCGACGGACGGTGGGACGCCAACAAGCTCAAGGCGGCCGCCGACGACATGGTGAAGGCCGAAAGGTCGGACGCCCTGAAGACCATCCTCGAGATGAACTTCGGCACCCCGACCACGGCCGAGCCCAACGAGGCGGCCGAGTACGTGAAGCGGGCGGTGGCCGGAAAGCTGATCGGGCAGGTCGACGCCGGCAACGTGGCCCAGAAGGCCGCCCCGTTCACCGACGCCCTTTGGAACAACCTCAAGGGCCGGCTAGACATTCCCCAGGGCCGACCCATTCCGACGTTCAACCTCTACACCAAGGCCGGTCTCCCGACGTTCAAGTGGGACGACGGGACGACTGCGACCCCCGACTCGGTTGACGGGAAGATCGTGTGGGACATCAAGCACCCGACGGTCCCCGCGGCCCCGAACCCCAACAAGAAGGGATACTGATGAGCGACCCCACGACCCTCAAGAACCAGGACCCGTCGGCCCTGATCCACACCTTTGAGCCCGGGGCCGAGACCCCCGGGGCGGCCGACCATTCCTTCGAGGCCCGCCAGATCCTGGCCGACCACCTCAAGGACCAGAGCTTTCAGGACCAGATCGACGATCGGCAACGGACCGTCGAGCTCTTCGCCAAGCTCCGGCCCGACCTCAGCAGTCAGCAGATCCGCGACAACCTGCCCGCCCTCTTCGAGTCCCTGACCGGTCAGAAGCACGTGGACGGGGTCAACGCCTTCGAGCGAGCGGTCCAGGCGGTCGACTCGACCTTGAAGGCGGCCCAGGCCGACGCCGAGTTCTGGAGGGCGAACCACGTCGACCCGATGGCCGACGCCTTGAGGCAGCTCAACGACCGGCCGGACTCCGGGGGCCTGACGGGGGCCGACCGGATCGACGCCCAGACCCGAAAGGTGAAGCAGGACCGGGCCGCCCAGATCGCCGAGCTGGACCAGGCCGTCCAGAAGGTTCAGGTCGACCACGGGGGCCCCTGGTGGTTCACCATCGTCGACAACGCCGCGAACCTCGGGACCTCGGTCGGTCAGATGGCGCCCGAGGCCGCCCTGGGGTTCGCGGCCGGGGGCCCGGCCGGCGGGGTGTTCGGGGCCTGGGACGCTAGTTCTCGCCTCATGGCCGCCTCCAGCTTCCGGACGATGGTCGAAAGAGGGGTGTCCAAGGACATCGCCGACGAAGCCTCCATGGCCCTGGGCTACGCGGCCGGGGCGGTCGACGTGCTCGAGGTCGGAAGCGTGGCCGGGATCGCCCTGAAGCAGATCACCAAGAAGGCCGCCATGGCCTCGGCGGCCCCCCTGGCCCGGGCCCTGGCGATCAACCTCGCCAAGGGAGCCACGGCGGTGGCCGTCGGCACCGGGGAGGAGGTCGCCCAAGAGGCGATCTCGATCGCCGGGGAGAACGCCGGCTATCAGGCCGAGAACGCCCGCCGCCAGGACCCGACCGAGACTACCCGGGAGGTCCTCAGGCAGAACATCCTCGACGGGATCCTCGACTACAACAAGTCGGCCCCCATCCCCTTGGATAGCCCCGAGCAGATTGCCGACCGCCTGGCCAACACCGCCGTTTCCTCCGCGATCGGTCTGGCCACCCTCGGAGCCTTCGGTGTGGGGCTTGGAACGGCCCACACCCGGGCCCAGCTCAAGAAGTGGGACCAGGAGGGTGTTCTCCGGGAGAAGGTCCAGGCCGTGGCCCAGGATGCCCAGGCCGAAAAGGCCATCGCCGCCGCCGAGCCCCAGCCCGAGGCCAAGGTCGAAACCAAGCTCTCGGACACCTCCGGGGAGCCGATCACCGTCTACCACCCGGCCGACACCGGCCTGGCCGCGGGCCACGCCGACCTCGGAGCCTATGGGAACGGGGTCAGGTTCTTCACGGACCTCCAGGACGCCGAGACCCAGTCCCGGGCCATGTCGACGGGGCCCCTGATGCCCTCCAAGCTGGTCGAGGCGATGCGGGTGAACTACCCGGCCCCCTTGGTCCAGGCGGTCCAAGCGGTGATCCATGGAGGCATGGAGGCGGCCGAGCCGTACCGGGCCGACCTGGAGGCCTGGAACAAGGCCGAAGAGGGGATGGCCGACTACCATCAGCTCCTCGACCTGGCCGAGTCGATCCACACCGGGACGCCCCTGGAGGACCGGAACGACATCGTCCGCCAGTACGGGCTCCAGGCCGCTCTCCCGTCCGGGGGGATCCTCGAGGCGAAGATTCAGGCCGACAAGATCGCCCACGCCGACAGCGAGGCCGAGATCGACCGCCTCTTCAAGGAGGGGGCCCAGGCCGTCGAGTTCGACGGGGCCTGGCACGTGAAGGACCCGGCCCGGGTGGTGGTGACCAAGAAGCTCGACAGCCAGGTCGAGAGGGGGCTCCTCTACGACGTCGGCAAGGTCAGTTACCAGGCCAACGAGAACACCCTCCGGGCCCTCTCCTCGAACGGGGACGAGGCCGGCCGCCTGACCCTCGAGCGGCAGGGCAACACCGTGAGGATCCGGGACATCCAGGTCCCCGAGGACTACCGGCGACAGGGGGTGGCCCGGGGCCTGGTTGCCCGGGTGATCGCCCAGAACCCGGGCCGGACCATCGACTGGGGGAAGGTGGAGACCCCGGAGGCCAAGGCCTTCCAGCAGTCGGTCCGGGAGTCGTTCAAGAGCTGGGAGCCCTGGGGCTCGAAGATCGAGGCCGCCCAGAGCCCGGCCGAGGCCGAGCTCCTCCGGCGGAAGGCCGACACCATCCCCGACCCGGGCCACCCCGAAGGCCGGCCCCTGGACGGGGACCAGCTCCGGGAGATCCTTTCGAAGGAGCTGACCCACGACGAGGCCGACGTTGTCCTGGCCGTGGCCGGCCACATGGCCGAGTACCTCGGGACCGACCTCGACACCTTCCTGGCCCAGGCCCTCCACGACGTCCGCTGGGTCGACCGGATCCGGGACGAGCACGGCCTCCTCCGCTCGAAGGCCTCCGGAGCCACCCTCGTGGCCGAGGCCGGGAAGCGGATCATCGAGCTCGCCCGGGGGAAGGCGAACGTCTCGACCATCCTCCACGAGATGGCCCACGTGCTGCGCCCGATGCTGAAGGCCGAGGACATGGCCACCCTCCTGGCCTGGACCGGCGAGAAGGAATGGAACCGGGACGCCGAGGAGCGGTTCGCCCGGGGGTTCGAGCAGTACCTCGGCGAGGGCCGCAAGACCGGGGACGAGAAGGCTGACGGGGTGATGGCCAAAATGGCCGCCATGTTCCGGTCGATCTACGAGGCGCTCTTCAAGGATCCGATGTTCCGGGTGGGTGGGAAGGCCGTCGAGATGACCGACGAGGTCCGGGCCGTGTTCGACAAGATTTTGACCGGCGAAGACGCCCGGGACAAGCCAGGAACCCGGGCCCAGATCCTGGGGGACGTCTTTGCCAACGGCGGGCACCGCCTGGAAGGGAGCGTAGACCACCAAGGCTCCGAGGTCAAGGTCGGTGCCCTCTTCCAAGAGTCCGAGGACCCGGCGGCCGTGACCGAGAAGAGCGTCGCGGCCAACCGGGCCAAGCTCGAGGCCTTCCGTCTGGGCCTTCCGGGGCTCAAGGAAAAGCTCTCGAAGGGGAAGACCCTGGACGAGAAGAAGGCCCTCGAGAAGTATCTGGAGGAGTTCGTGGCGGCCCAGGAAAAGGCGATTGCGGCCGACCAACACAACCTCGTGGTTTTCCGATCCAGCCTCGGACCTGACCCGATCCAGGCGCGATCCAGGGCGATCCAGGAGGCCGTCGAAAAGGGCCGGCCGGTCCCCGACGCCTGGCTCGAGGCCTTCAAGCGCGAGCCCTGGGCCAAGGCCGAGCTCGACCGTCGGGCCGACCTCCGGGACCAGCTCGAACACGCCCGGGCCTTCGACGACCTCGACGCCTACCTGGGATCGATTGTCGAGGACCGGGTCATGGAGGCCCTGGGCGACCCCTTCCAGGTGACCGACGAGGACGAGGCACGGGTCCGGGCTGAAACCGTGCTCTCGCCCGAGGAGTACGATCGCTTCGCCCAGATCTACGGAATCGCCCACGCCAAGACCCCGGAGCAACTGGACAAGGAATTCGCCGACTCGCTCACCCCCGACAAGGTCAAGCAGATCCTGGCCGGTATGGCCCAGGGCGCCTACATCGCCGACAAAGCTCTCCCCCGCCACGTGCTGGCCCAGGTGACCAAGAGCCAGGAGGGGCGCCAGACCAACGAGGCCGAGATCCCGAGGATCCTGAAGACGATGCAGAAGGACCCCCGGACCTACCGGAAGATCGCCCAACAGGGCTTCGCCGACGCGGCAGAGCTCGAGGCCCTGGCCATCGAGGAGACGGTGGAGAAGGCCACCCGGGACGCCCAGGACGAGCAGGCCGCCCCCGAGATCAAGCCGATCACCATCCCCTCCGAACTGAACATCGAGGACGCCGTCGCCATCCGGACCGGGACCGCCTCCCGCATGGAGTGGCAACGCAAGGCCCTGGACGCCCAGAAGGAGGCCGAACAGCTCGAGCGGGCCATGGAAACCCTCGAGCGGTTCTCGGACCGGTGGACCGACAAGGCCGAGGAGGTCCAGACGGGCGTCGACGAGGCCCTCGACGCCGAGGCCCTGGCGGTCCTGGGTCAGGACCAGGTGGCCAAGCTGAGGATGCGACTCCGGGACCTGGCCAAGGAGGCCGGGGGCGACCGGACCCAGAGCCGGGACCGGGTGGTCTCGCTGATCTCTGACCTCGTCAAGCACCTCCGCGGGCTCCAGAAGGTCCGGGAGGCCACGGCCCGGGCCCAGAGCGAGCAGGCGGAGCAGATGCGCAAGATGGGCCACTACCTGGCCAAGCCGGCCCCCAAGACGATCTCGGTCGAGTACCAGCGGATCATCAACGCGAACGCCGCCATGATCGACCCCCATTTCCGGAGCGCCAAGAAGGCCCGCCTCCTCCAGGCCGAGGCCCAGTGGTGGGCCGAGCATCCGGAGTACACCCCGCCGCCCCAGAGGAAGGGCGAACTCTTCGGGAAGAACCTGAACCTCTGGACCTACCAGGAGCTCCATGCCGCCTACACCGAGCGCAAGGCCCTCGAGGAGATGGGCCGAGCCGCCATGATCGCCAAGAAGCTGAACCGGGAGGCCGACCGGATGGACACTCGGTCCCTGGTCCTTGGGGCGATCTACAACCAAGGCGCGGTCCTTCAGGCGCAGATGGAGGCCGCCGAGAAGGCCGGGGACACCGTCAAGCGCCAGAAGCTGGCCGAGAAGTACCTGGCCTGGGAAATGAAGCGGGCCGAGCGCCTGAGGAACATCAACTCCGGCCGGAACGCCCAGCTCGCCTGGGGCGGCGGGACCCACCTGTTGACGATCTCGAACCTCGCCGACAAGCTCGATGGCTTCGCCGACTGGAAGGGGATCAACCACCAAACGCTGTGGGGCCGGCCCAACACCGCCGAGAACCAGCAGCTCGCCGAGATGGACCGCCGGAAACGGAAGTTCTTCGGGTGGATCAAGGAGAGCGGGATCGATCTCGCCCGTCTGAAGGACCGAATCCAGATCCCTGGGGTGGAGACGGACTTCTCGGTCGACGACCTGATCACCCTCTACGTCGGCCAGAAGAACGAGCGCAAGAACGCGGCCCTGGTCTACGGGAACCGGATCGACCGGTCGGCCTTCGAGTTCATCAACCAGGCCCCCGAAATGGCCTGGGCCCGGAAGCTCGGGGACCGGCTGATCGAGGAGTACGACGAGAACAAGGAACGGCTCTTCAAGGTGATCCGGGAGTATGAGAACTTCGACCCGATCGAAGAAGACGCCTACACCCCCATGAGCCGGGCCGAGATCAACATGGAGTCGCTCGACGCCCAAGCAATCTACGAACAGGCCGTCGCGGCCCAGACCCGCCAGGCTTCCATCGAGCACGGCTTCACCGAGACCCGGGTCAACATGGACCCCGAACACCAGAAGCCGATCAAGCTGGGAGAGTTTGGCCAGTGGCTCGACAACATCACCCGCCAGGAGATGTACATCGCCTACACCCCGGTCATCCAGGACTTGAAGTCCATCTACGGCGACAGCGAGGTCAAGGACGCGATCCGGCAGGTCCACGGGACCAAGGCCCTCGAGGAAATCGACAACTACATCAAGAGCCTGGCCAACCGCTACCACGACAAGACCTTCGGGGCCATCGACCGAATCGTCTCGAAGATCACCCAGAACGCGGCCCTGGCCTACATGGCCTACAACGTGGCCACGGTCCTGAAGCAGGCCTCGAGCCTCCCGTTGTTCATCCCGCACTGCCGGCCGGACCTCCTGATTGCCTCGATGGGCAAGATGGTGAACCCGTGGGCCCTGATCAAGAAGGTCGACGGGCTGTCGGTCCAGATGAGGACCCGGGTGGGGTACGCCGACCTGGACTCCTACCGCCTGGCGGCCGGGCCGGCTCCCCATGGGGCGACCGCGGTCGGGACGGCGATCAAGGCCGGGCTCCATGAGGCCGAGAAGGCCCTCCACAAGGTCGCGGATCCGGGCATGAAGCCGATGCAGTGGATGGACAAGCTCATCGCCGCCGCCGGGTGGGATGCCGCCTACGAGACGGCCAAGGCCAAGGGGCTCCTCGGGGACGCCGCGGTCGAGTACGCCGACTGGGTGGTGGGCCGGACCCAGCAGTCGACCCACGCCAAGGACACGGCCGGGATCATGCGGTCGAACAACTCCCTGGTGAAAGCCATGACCCTCTTCGCGGGGCCCTCGGTGAAGGTGTTCAACGAAATGGTCTACGGCACCCGGGCCCAGCTGAAGAACGGGCACTACCTGAAGAGCTTCGGGACCATGCTGGGGATCTGCGCCTCCGCGCTCCTCTTCTACGGACTGGGGAAGGGGGCCCCGCCGGACGACGAGGGAGAGCTGGCCCAATGGCTGGCCCTGGGCTTCGCCAACCAGATCCCGGCCTTGGGTCCGGCCCTGTCTTCGATGATGCAGGGCTACGACTCCGGGAACCTCCTGATCAACCAGGCCGCCGAGTCGGCCTTCAAGACCGGGGCGGCCCTGACGACGGCCTTGAACGACGAGGACGAGGCCAAGCGGGCCCGGGCCTGGCCGAAGGCGGCCCAGGGTGGCCTCGACGTTCTCGGCCTCGGCCTGGGCGCCCCGGTGAGTCCGATCAAGCGGACCTGGAAGGCCATCCAGACCGGGAACGGCTGGGAGCTGGTCGGATGGCACCATAAGGAGTAGCGCAAAGGGGGGCCGGCCCGCTGATCAGTAGCATGGCCCCCATGGCTGGCTTTTCGGACAACATGACCGTGCAGGTCTACTCGGGCCTGACTCTTGCCCTCAAGGCGTTCCCGGACGACTGGAGGTTCCGCCTCGCGCTGCCCCCCTGGGCCTACGCCGACACCGTGGTCTCTTGGAGCGCCCCGGGGATCCGGGAGAGAGTCCTCACCGAGGGCGAACTCGAGGATGACGGGGAGTTCCTGTGGTGCCAGCCGGTCGGCATCGAGTGGTCCGGGGAGGTCAACCTCTTCAAGGACCACCGGCTGACCGTTCATCGGCGGAGCCTGATGGTCCAGACCTGGGACCCTACGCCGAATTCTGCCATCAAGCTCCCGGATCAGGCGGACCGCCTCGACCGCGTCGTCCGGATGATCCAGCAAGTCGCCGAGCGGGCCTTCAATGCCCTTGGCTGGCACCCCCAGGAGCGCCCAGGCCTGACCGGCCGAGAGGTTCCGCTAGAAGGAAGGACCATCCCCCTGCCGGCCGAGCGCCGGGGAAAGCTCCTGGGCTTCGAGGACACCCCCGACGCCCTGGTCAAAGCCTTCCCGACTGCCGAACTGGCCTCGGCCGTGGCCCCCGGGGTTGCGGATTACCTGGCCAACGAGACCGGGCTGGTCCAGGTTCCGAGCCTGCAGCTGTCGGGGCCCCAGGTCTTTACCTACCCCAGGGGGGCCCTGGTCCCGATGCCCTCGAGTCCGAAGACCATCACGGCCTCGATTTCGCGGATGGTCCCGGCGTCGATCATGTGGGCCGTCTGGAACGCCGACCACTGGGCCGACGTCGTCGAGGAGCCCGGGCGACTGATCGGGCAGGGGACCCGATCCCTGGTTGTCAGTTACGACTCGAGCGTCTGGGGGTCCGATCGCCAAATCCGCCTCCGATGCACGGCCTCGGGGCCCGAAGGGGTGGCCTACGACGAGTTCACGCTCTACAAGGTGGCCGACGGTCTCGACGGCTACACGATCATCTTGTCGAACGAGGACCACGGGATACTGTGTTCGGCGGACGGGACCCCGGTCGCCGGAGAACTGGGGGCCGGCGGCCGGGCCCAGACCAAGCTGACGATCAAGCGGGGAGCTCAAGACCTAACGCCAGTCAATAGGGCGCCCGGCCCAGGGGAGTATCAGGTCAAGGACCTTGCCCCTACCGGCTGCACGGCTTCGATTGTTGGGCTGGATTCGGTCAGGGTGGACGACGTGGCGACCTCTGCCGGCGCCGTGATCATCAATCTCTTGGTGGAGGATCCGGCCAACGGGTTCCAGAAGCCGTTCACCTGGCGGAAGTCCCTCCAAGGACAGGCCGGGGTCACCGGGGCCCAAGGAACGCGGGCCAGCCGCTTCCTCGGGATGGTCGTGAAGTCGGCCGGCCAGGAGTCCCAGGCCGACGCCGTCGCCGCGGCGATCCCCGACCTGCTTGTGAAAGGCGACTTCTACCTCTTTTCGACCAGCGGCGTCTCTGGCCAGGGTGACTCCGAGTTCCGGGCCTGGGACTCGTCGACTTGGTACACAGTGACCGATCCACCCTCGGACCTGATCTCCGCCGCCCAGAGCCTGATCCTTCAGAGGGCCACCTTCCTGGAGGGCGGAACCCAGAAGGCCGTCCAGGACACCATCCTGGTCGACCAGCTCTTCACTCGCCTGCTTTCGGCGAAGACCGTTTTGGTGAAAGGCGAAGTTAGGGCGGAATCGGGCTACTTCAAAGGACACGTGGAAGCCTCTTCGGGCTCATTCGAGGGCGAAATCCGCGGCGAGTCTGGCTATTTCAAGGGTGAGATGCAGGCCGCTTTTGGTCAAATCGGCAATATGCTGGTGCCCCCACCGTTGGCCGATCCATCATCGATCCTGGTTCCCTATGGCTCCACATGTTCGGCGGCTTCCGCGGCCATCAAGGCGAGGCTCCCGGTCGGTAGCTACTCAGTGGGCGGACGATATGGTGAGATCATCGGCGGGCCTCCAGTCTATTACTGGTCCTCTATCACAAGGGTTATCGTCTCCTCTGATCGGTGCCAACTCGAGGGCATCGTATCGCCCGGTGGAGCTCCGCTCTGGGTCGAGCTCATGGACAGCGATACGGGTAATCACGTTCAGAAGATCTCTTTCGGGGGGATGGTGGCCGAAGCGAGCTTCTCGGGCGGCATCCTTCCCTCCGAGAAGGCCGCCAACATGCTCGGTTCCTGGCCTCTCCCTTGGGCTGGAATCTGGCTCGGCTACGAATCAGCGCCCGTCAGATCCGGTGTCTATGACGTCATCTCGAACTCATCGGGCACCGCTGTTAGGTTCACCTCAGGCATCCAGATTTGCTTCTTCATCGACTCAGTGGCAACGCGGATGCTCGGCGGCACCCTTGGACAGAACAAGGATTTCGTCTACCCGGCAGCATTCTCAGCTCCAGCGCGCGCTCTGGGCCTCTACAGCTGGTCCTCAGGCTTCTCCGGGTGGGCGTCCGTCACTAGCTATGACAGGACGCGCTGTACGGTCGTCGGATTCTCCGGGGATGAGCCCAAAACTTTACCCCCATATACGCCTACTACCTATGGGTACCTCGGGTATGTCGCGTTCGGTTACTGGGATGTCGCTTCGGTTTTGGCTGGGTCTGGGAGGTAAGGAGCATGACTTTGACGCTGCGCCCACAACTCGATAACCGGTCCACGATTCTGACAGTCATCGACGAGCACACGATCGACATCGACGGCGATGTGACGCATTTTCCCCCGGAGCTCTGCGAGTTCATTCCTCAGGGGCCGATTCTCTCCGGCCACCGGGACGACGCCGGCGAGCTCCACCTGAGCATTCTTGTCCGGTACACCAGGGACCAGGCATCGGACTGGGAGACCAAGGGGCCCGACGGGCGGTTCCGTGGCGAACTCCCCGAGACCTGGGGCCCGGGGAGGGTGCTTTGAAGATCGAAGGTTTCACCAGGGAGCAGATCGACCGCCGAGAGTTCGACCGCCAAGTGAAGGCCCGAGACGATGCCCTTTTCCTGGCCCTCCAGAGGGAGGCCGACCCGCTTTATCTCAAATCGAGACGGGGAGAGGCGACCGAAGAAGAGTGGGTGGCCAAGGTCGCAGAGGTCAAAGCCCGCTACCCAAAACCGGTTTTTCAAGGCCCGTCAGGGCAGGGAGGGGGAGATGGAAGTTAAGATCGCAGACCAGGCCCTCCAGGATACCGTCACGACGGGCCTGGGGGGGATTCTCTTGGGGGCACTGCTTTGGGTTGGCCGGTTTTTGGTCCGCCTGGCCGGGGTCCCGAAACGGGTCGCCAACCTCGAGCAGACGCAGGCCATCATGGTCGGGAGCCAGCGGGCCCAGACTCGGGCCATGCTGGTCCTCTTGGACAAGGCGGGGTCCGGGGACGCGGTGGACGAGGCCAAGGTCGAACTCCGAAAGGCCGACGAGGGCCTGGCCGTCCACATGACCGCCCTGGCCACTGGGGGAGGAAAGTGAGGACCTACAACCTTTCGCCGAACCGGGAGACCTACTACTCCCAGCGCAACAACGAGCTTTCCCCCGGGGTGACCTGCAAGCCGACGGCGACGGTCGAATGCCTGGACATCGCTGGATGGCCCCTTCCGACCGGGGGCCTGAAGCAGCCGGAGGACAACCTGACGGCCTGGTGCCGGGGCCCCGCCGGGGCGGCCATCATGGCCGGCCTCAACGCGGTCTCCTCGACCCCCGGGAACGAGGACTGGCGGTGCATCCGGGAGGCGATCAACGGCCACTTTGACCCCGACTCCGCCCCGGTCATCGGCCCCCGGTGGGACTGGGGCCTTCGAGAGGTCCTCTTCGGGATCACCCGGGGCCGACCCTTCGCCGCGTCGACCTACCTGACGGCCGGCGGCCACGTGGTCGCCCTGGTCGGGTTCGAGACGGCCCAGGAGGCCGATTTTGCCCGGCCCGAGGAGATCGACATGGCCCAGGTCCAGACGATCATCATCGACGATCCTTACGGAGACCGGACGGTCCCCGGGGGCTACGGGGCCGGAAAGACCGACGGGTGGAACTGCCGCTACCGCCTCGCCGACTGGGTGCCGGTCTGGAGGTCCACGGGGATCCAGATCAAGGCCAAGGGGGAAGCGTGAGCGCCGGGCCGACCAAGGACATCGAGGTCTCCCCCGGGGTGGTCTCGATGATGCGGCGGATGGTTCCAAAGGCCATCCGGACCGGACAGGGAATGCTTGTCCTGGCCGGGCTGACCGTGGCCGGGATGCTCTGGCGGGACCGGTATGAGCTGATCCCGGTGGCCGTGGCCCTGATCGTCGGAGGACCCGGGCTGATCACCGGGGCCCTGGGTTTCAAGGCCTGGCAGGCCCAGGCCGAGGAGCGGACCTGAGATGGTGGTCATCACCCATTTTGGCCCCGGAGACACGGTCAGGGTCGGGCCGCATGAGGGCAGAATCCAGCGAGTCCTCATCGGCCACCAGTCGGTCAGCTACGTCGTCGGTTACTGGAATGAGGACCGGGCCCCGGTCGAGTACGTAGCCTATGAGTGGGAGCTGACCCTGGTTGAGAAAATGCCCTCGCTGGAAAAGGAGTCCTGATGTGCGAAACTTCCTCTTTTGGGTGGCCTTCGAGGCCGTCGTTCTTGGCTTTGGCCTTGCTGGTGGCCTTGTCCTGGCCCAGCTGGGCCCAGGAAAGCAGGTCGCCGAGCTCGAGCGACGGCTCACCGACGCCAAGCGCGACCTTCTCGGAGCCCGGACCCTCTACCGATCCCAGCTTGACCGACTTGAGGCTGGTACTCGAGACGCTCAAGACCAGGCAAATCGAGCGGACCAAGCGGCTCGAGACGCACTCGAAAAGTACCGAGGCCTTCGGGGGCTCGTGGACGCCTACCTCGGAGAAAGTCGAGACCTCACTCGAGACCTCCTCGACGGAAGCCTCGGGGACGGTGAGCTCCTTGACCGGGCTCTCGCAGACCTTGACCGATACGAAGCAGGCCTCCGACGGCTACGACCGAGCAGTTGATCGGACGGTGACCGCCGAGGACGCCCTGGCCGCGGGGCTCTCCCGGGAGCGATGGGTCTGGGCCGGGTGGGGGGCGGCGGCCGGGGCCGGCCTGGTAGTGGCCGCATGGCTCCTTGAAGGGGGGGTAGCTAGACGGTAGGCCCCGGGGCGTACCTCCTGCGGTACTTTGTCGGGATCTCTTTCGAGACGCGGACGGAGGTCCTGAGGAGTTCGATTTGCTTGACGGACAGCTTCGTGGGGTGGATCGAGATCCTGCCCGAGGCGACCAGGTGGTCCATCTCCAGGTGGCCCACCTCCTTGGCGTAGGCGAAGTACACGAACGACCTCTTGGTCAGGATCGGGTGCCATCCAGCAGGGACGATGCATGTTTCGTCGGTACAAAGCGCCCCATCCTTCACGGACGAAAAATTGAGGAGCAAGTAGTTTTGGGTTGCTTCGTCATAGGTGCAGGTGAAGTGGGGATGTTCTCCCTCGGCAAACTTCTCGAACCTGAAGCAGCTTCCTAGATAGCTCCCCGGCTCAGACAACTCTCAATCCACCTATGTTGTTTTTCAAGAGCAAGAAACTGCTCGGCGTCTTCACTCGTCAGCTTCACGGCCTTGTAGACGGTGGCCAACGGCATCGAAGCCCGAAGGCCCTCCGGCTTGCTCCACTCTGGAGTGAGCACAGGGTTATGGAGGACTTTGTCGACCATCTCTTGCCAAGTCCAGTCGCGGTACTCGAGGGAGACCCGGTCGATAATCGCGAGTTCATTTTCCGAGAGTTCGCCGTCGTCGGGAGTGACCCCGGCCCTCAATCGGACATCGTAGCCCCGCTTCTCGATCACCCGATCCCATTCCTCCCGACCCGACACGGGGTCGCGTTTGATCAAGTTGAGCAGCATACTGAGAACGGGCCCTTGCTTCATCGCAACGTACGTATCCCCGGTAATTGGCCGTCCCCGTGTCTCGATCGACCGCTTGTCGGCGATGTATAGAATCTTGATGAGTTTCGTGTAGTTGAGGCGCCCGCCGTATACGGCCAGTACTCTCGAGGCGCTCTGAACTAGTTTGGAGCTGTTCATTATCCGTTTGCCTTTTCCACCCCATCGGTGGGCTCGTCGACTGGTAACTACGGGACCAGGTGACCAAGGTCTGAAGCTTGAAGGTCCCAATACACCTAGAATCAAGTCCAGAGAAGGTTCAAATATCTTGCCTACCAGTCTCTTACACCATCGGCTTTGGAGTCAAGCAAAACAGAGGCTCATTCCGTTCATTACACTGTAAAAACGACATTTTGGTCGTCTCGGTCGCGTGGCGGCATCGATTTTTTGTTTTTTCTCTGCCGGATCTGCCGGATACCGCCAACTTCGCCGGCTAGTCCCGCCGGTTACGCCGAATCCGCCGGAAATGCCACTTTCGCCGAATCCGCCGGATCTGCCGGATTTGCACCTACACTAGGCCGAGAACTTTGAGCTCGTCGTAGACCTTCCTGACCTGCCTCTCGGAGACCTTCAG